ATACATCAACTAAAACATCAATTATAATTTTTGATAATACAAAAGAAAAAACATCAAATGTTAAATTTTTAGATTTAGTAGTAGAAAAATATAAAGAAAATAAATTTGAAGAAATAAATGATGAAATTATTTTGATAGAACATAAAGATGATATTTATAATGTTAGTGATGTTATAGTATCTGAAGCAACAAAAAATGAAATATTAAATAATTCTACATGTTCATTAAATGGTAAAGATTATAATAAAAAAACAATTAAATGCGGAAAAGATTATGAATTAAAAAAAATAGGTGATATATGTGATTTTTTACCAAAAAGTAAAAGAAATGCATCATTTGGAAATTTAGAAGGAAAATATAATTTTTATACATCAAGTGATAAAGTACAAAAATGTGATATTGCAGATTATAATGAAGAATGTTTAATAATTGGTTCTGGTGGTATTGCAAATATTAAAATTGATAATATATTTAGTTGTTCTGCAGATAATTTTATATTAAAATCAAATAATAATAAATATATTTATTATTTAATAAAGAGTAATATGAAATTATTAATTGATGGTTTTTCTGGTTCAACACTAAAACATATATCAAAAGAATATTTATTAAATTTACAAATACCTATTCCACAAACAGAAAAAAAAATTAAATATTGGGTAGATAAAATATCTGAACCTTTTGATAATAAAAATAAATATGAAATTAAATTAAAAGAATTAGAATCAGAAATTAAAAATAAAATTATTAATATTACAGAAAATGAAGATTGTGATGAAGTTGAATTAGGTAGTATTTGTAATTTTTTACCAACAACTAAACATTATACAAATATAGGAAAAGAACACGGACCATATAGATTATATTGTTCATCACAAGACAAACAATTATATGTAGACATGTGTGAAATAAAAGAATATAGTATTATATTAGGACAGGGTGGAAATTTTAATATTCATTTTGATATAAATTTTACTGCATCAAAACATGTTTGTGTAATTCAATCTAAAAATAAAAATATTAAATTATTAAAATATATGTATTATTTAATACCAGAATTACAAAGTAATTTTATTACAAATGGTTCTACAATAAGTTGGTTAAATAAAACGAATATTAATAATTTTAAAATAAAAATACCAAAAGATAAAAAATTAATTGAAGATTTAGAACCACTATTTAATAAAATAGATAATTTACAAAATAAAATTAAAGAAAATGATATATTATATAAACAATATATTCAAGAATTATCAGATGAAAGTACTACTTAGTGTAAATATTTATTTTCTACGTTTTGTATTTAATTCTAATTCAATTAAAATAGATACAAATATTTCATTTAATTTACATAAATTATTATAATCTATTATTTTCTTTACAAAACTTTATCTAATCATTTTTATATAATTAATAAGATAAATATCTTTATGATAAATAATTATAAATTTAATATTATTAAAATAATTAAATTATAATCTAAATAATAATATAATGGGATGTCATGATACTTTTTGTTGTATTTGTGGTAATTCATGTTATCCATTAACTAATGATGCAACAAAATATAAATTTTCACCACTTGTACAGGAAAAAATAAGTAGTGATGAAATGAAGCAAATTGTTAAAAATACTAAATGGTTTAATAAATGTACATTATTATTAAAAAATAATAAAATAGTACATAATTGTAAAGAAATATCATGTAATCGTGGTTTTAAATCAACTAAAACAGGAAAATATTATGAATCAATGAATTATTATCATAATTATATTAATATGGAACAATATTATTCTAAACATAATAATCATGATTATATAGAAAATTCTGGCATATTTATACATACAGATTGTTGGAAATTCATTAAAATAAATTATAATATTAAATTAAAATATAAAGATTTACCAATTAAGTTTATTAAAAAATTACTTATGAAAGAAGAACTTTTACCAATTGATTATAATCCAATTTGCAAATATTGGATGCAAGATTTTAATTATGAAAAAATGTATTTAGATAATAATACTTGGATTATTCAAAATCCTCTTTCTCAGGATTGTGATTCTAAAAATATAAAAAGAATCAAAAAAATAATTAATCAACTTAAACTATCACAACAAATAAATAGAATAGGTCCATCTACTTCTGCAACATTTTATAAAAATAATGATATTAAATTAGGAAATAATAATAAATTTTGGAAAATATCAAATGTAAGATGGTTTGAAATTAATGATTGTATAGTTACTAAAAATATTTTAATAAAAAATATTCCTGTACAAATTAAATTTATTAATTATATTAAAAAAATACCACAAATTGGTGAAGTAAATATTGAACCATTATTTATTAAAAATTATATATTTAACAAAATAAATAAATCTATTGAAATAGATTTTATTGGTACTGAAAAAACTATTTCAAAATTATTAAATGCTGAAAACTATAATAGTTAAATATAAAAATTTTTTATTTAAAAATAAAAATTGATTAATAATAATATTAATGATAAAAAATATTATTATTAATAAAATGTCAGATAATAAAAAAATTGAACAAAGTAATAATGTTTCTAATAAAGAAGCATTAAAAGATAAAATTCATGAAATTCATAATTATCTTAGAAATAATGGGGCTGGTTATGGTATGAATGCTTTAAAAGTATTTAATATATTATATGGTTTGAAGAAAATTGAAGAAAATAATTTATTAGATAAAGTAAATTTAAAAAGACCCGATTGTGAATTTTCTTATTTACTTCAAATTGCTAATGATAATAAAGATGAAGAATTATCAGAATTAATACGTGAAAATGTTTTAGATTCTATTAACGATAGTTCAGTAAAAAGTTTATTATTATATGAAATTCCTAGAACTATGAAAGCAAGTACATTTGCATATTTAATTAAAGAAATTGATAAAATTACTATTATTGAAAAAACTTGTAATGTATTACTTTCAGGTAAAATTTATGAATATTTTATTGGTCGTGATGAATCTGCTATTTCTGAATTAGGAGCATATTTTACTGATAGACATATTGTTGATTATATTTATAATAAATTAGATCCTGAAATTAATGATGATGGTTCTATTCATTCTATGATTGATATGTTCGGTGGATCTGGTGGTTTTACTACTGGGTATATTAATTATTTAAATAATAAATATACTAATATTAAATGGAAAAAAAATATTAATAATATTTTTCATTATGATATGAATGATGATGTTATTAAATCAGCTGGATTAGAATTTTTTTGTTTGACTGGTATTCTTCCTAATATGAAAGATAATTTATCTTTTAAAAACTCATTTAGAGATAGTTTTAATAATAAAAAATTTAATTTTGTTATTACTAATCCACCTTATGGTGGAGATAAAACGGTTCAATCAGATACACAAATTAAAAGAAAATTAATTAAAGAATATATTAAAAAAGAATTACTTGAATTAAAAGATGATCCTACTAAAATTAAAATTAGAATGAAACAATTAAAAAATATTGAAAATCAAGAAAAACAAGATAAAAAAGAGAGTGATAAAAATAAAGTTTCAATTAATATGTGTAGTCAAAGAATTATTAAATATGCAAAAGATAATAATTTAACAGGAAATGATAAAGAAAGTGCATCTTTAATATTAATTATGGATATGGTTGAAGAAAATGGTACTGCTATAGGTGTATTAAAAGAAGGAGTGTTTTTTAATAAAACATATAAAGATATTCGTAAATGTTTAATTGAAAATTTTAATGTTAAACAAGTTATAAGTGTACCTCAAGATCAATTTGAAAATACATCAACTAAAACATCAATTATAATTTTTGATAATACAAAAGAAAAAACATCAAATGTTAAATTTTTAGATTTAGT